TGTGATCAATCGATCTTTGCCACTAAATCCATCGTCATAGTGAAGAACTCCATCTGTATCAGGAAAGTTTTCGGCCATATTTTTGCAGATGATATCATCATAACCAGAAACTACTGGAATCATATCATCAGATGCGAGAACAATAACATTAGGTTTGATTTTTTGTACCATGTTCAAATCTGCGTTACATGCTTCAATTTTAGTTTTAGATGCTCCATATGAGAAATGCAATCTATTTTCCATCCTGCTTCTCATTCGCATTAGATGAGAGATCATGTTGTCATTGTTCATAAGTGGATCATCATGATCCATAGAAATAAGGAAATGCACATCTCTCATTCCTGAACAAAAGTTAATATATCGATCTAAAACTGAAACAAATTTATTCGGTCTCCCTCTTGTGGGCATTTTTATCAATAATCTCATTCAGTTTCCTCCGTTTCTTCTCCATTACCACCATACTTGAATTCCTTCGCAGCAGCATCATCAAGAGCCTTAATGATATCATCAGTAAAGTACTTCTCGGGATTCTTGTTGATATGACTTTCGAATGCAGCAACACCGTTTGGAAATTGAATCTTGTTGGAGACCTTGGTGAATAATCCCTGAGACAGCCCCAGTTCAACAAGACCATAGTATCGGTCTAGACCCGTGTCGTAGTTGAGCAGAACATCCACCTGACGATTCTCCTTTGTCAGACGGCTCTTGTAGGTTTTACAATGAATGATGTTGCCAACAATCTCATCATCGACCTTGTGCTTCTTCTTCGTCAGATAAACAATAGTTGAGGCAGCATACTTTAGACCACTACCTCCACCCATCTCCTTGGTTGGTACATACGCCCCCACAACATCATAAGTGTGGTTAGTAACGATTAAAGGAATGTTGTACTTTCCTAACTTAAGGGTCACAGTACGGAAAGTTCCCTTGATGACTTGACTACGAGTCATATCACGGGTCTCCTTGCCTTCCGCTGTGTCATTCATTTCCTTGGATGTCGAAAGCATTCCAAGGGAGTCGAGAACAACCATGATTGGCTTCTGCTCACTCTTGTTCAACTTACCGTAATTGTCAAGGATCTGAATCAGTTGGAATCTGAAGTTCTCAACAGTAGCCACAGGAAATACGGCAACCTTGGTTGGATCAAGACCACGGGACTTGATCATTTCCCGTGTGACTGCCTGTTCGCTGTCAAAGTAAAGCACAGCCCCTTCAGGATTGTCCTTCAAAAACTGTCCTGCAATACCAAGAGCAAAGTATGTTTTCCCTGTAGCAGATTCACCCGCAATCCCGATGATCTTATTGTTAGCAATTCCGCCCGTAAGCGTACCTGATACTAATGCGTTGAACGCATAGGATCCGGTGTCAACAAATCCCGAAACATCGGCCTCGGTTCCGTCGATTGCAATAGTTGCATGTTCGTTTCCACTGCTCTTAACAAGACTCTTCAGAAAGTTCATATTATCTCCATTACAAAGTGATTTGGGGATTATATCCCCTATAAGTTAGTGTGTCAATCAATTAGTTGAACATTCAAATGTCTCAAATGAAGCACCTGCCATCTTAACGGCAGACAGCACGGTATCTAGTTCTTCTTTTGTGACAAATCCCAATTTATCTGCATGTGTTCCATTATTTTTCTGCGACTGTGGGTGAACATCATGGAAAACTAAGTTTATGCCTAGACCCATCTTCAATTTGGTGTCGATTTCATCAATAACATTGACCATATCTCCACGACGAATTCTGTGTTCGTAGGTCTCACTATTTCTTCCGCCTTCTCTTTCCCGTAGGATATCAGCATGTCGCATCAATAAAAATCTATCATTGTATAGAGTGTTTTGTCCTGGTCTAAGCCTGATATAACAGAACATATCAGATACTGCATCATAGAGAGAAGAATTGAAACTTGAGTAGGGGAAAGCGAAATGTGTTGGTGGAAGTCCAACCGCCGCCATTGACTCCATAGCAGGAATTACTTCTTCATCTATGTAATTATCCGTTTCACCGTACTCTAGGGCATCCTTATGAGAAACCCCATGACACCCTATAACATGACCATCTTTCTTTAATTCAAAAATCAAATCAATGTCTGAATTACTCAATTGATCGAATGAATCGATGTAAAATACGGCTTTAGCATCATGTTTTCTGAGAATGTCTCTAGCATTGTAATGCCAATTAGATATACAATGATCATCAAAACACAGATGAGCATGTGGTAGTTTTACCTTATGAGATGTGAAAGTCCCGAAACGATCCATGAAACTATTTAGCGAACTTATCTTGCCTCTTCTTTTTGGCAACTGATCGCTTTCTGGTGTTTTTAGTATTCTTGTTTGGTTTTTCGACATACAACCATTCTAAGAAACTAGACCAAAGAATACCAAGTCCACCTAAAATGACCAGAATAGTAATAAGATTCATGAGCGACTGTGCATGATTGATTTCGTTTGTCATACAAATAGATCCTCTAATGATGATGTTTCTTCAAGTTTCCAACCAATTATCTCAACGATTGCAGTCAGAGGTTGAACAAAAGATTTCTCAAACTGCATTTCGTAGTCGATGTGCTTATCTAAGGATAGTTCCTCGGGCAAAGAAGTTACGAATGAAATTACTTTTTCGTTGATAGGATTAGGCATTCGAAGGTAAAGATACTTAATCTTCTCGCCCTCACGGATCATAGGATACTTCTTACCAAGTTTCTTCATTCGAATCCAATGATTGTATATCAGCGCACCCTTGGGGGCAATTGGTGTCGCCTTCTTGTATATGCTGCTGTAGTCCCCGTAGGTGTCAAGCCCATTGCATCCACGGGGGAAGGCTACCTTGTCGGCAGGAAGCCGTATAAACTCAGCATGGAAGTCCTGAACGAACCTACGGAGGTTACTCTCATCCTTCAGCATGACGATCTCCATGGCCTCCTTGAGTCGCTTACGCACGATGGCGGGAGTGGATGACTTCACCATCTCAAGACCGGTAATCTTGAGTTCGGGTGTGTCCATATAAACATCGTCTTCACCCTTCAGAACAGTTAAAGCATATCTTTTCTTTGCAGTCCAAATTCCCTTGGCCGCAATCGATTCTCGCTTCATGGACATCTTGTTGGCGTAAGCATTCATACGCTTTGCTAATTCATCATACTTCTTTGCGATGAATGGGAGGATGATGCTCTTGCAGGACTTATCGATAAAGTCAACTGTCTTCTCTTGAGACTTATTGGGAGACATCTTATTCACCAACTCGGACATTCGCAGATATACTGAATCTGTATCCGATGCAATAACATAGTCAACACCTACAGTCTCACAAACTTTGTTTAGAAACTCGTTCAATTGCTTTTCAATCCAACGAGCAGACAACTGACCTGAAACAGTAATGGCCTCTGCCATTTCCAAATCATAGTAACGACAGTACTGATTGCCCAATGCACCATACGCAGAGTTCAACTGCACCTTTCGGACAAGTTGGAAGTTGCCGTACTTGGCGATCTCTCGCTTCTTTTCATCGACCTCATCAGCAGACAAATCGGGATTGTTCTTAAGGAATGCTTTCAACTCAAGCATCTTCTTCTTGAACTGCTTTCTCTGCTCATACATGGTATCCATGAGTTCGGGGAGAAATCCTCTAAACTCATTAGTAAATGCCACACCATTTGCACAGATGCTAACGCCGTTCTCAGAAGCAGATCGACTCTGATCCTCGACTTTGTCAGTATTGTCTAGAATCATATCAGGATTAAGATTGCCACGAAGAAACAAGAAAGACTTGTCCGTCTTTGTTTCAGGTGAGATATTATACTGCATGATGAGGTGGGGATAGAGACTATCCAAGTCAAACGAGACAACCCAATCGTGTTGTCCCACTTGTGGGTCTTTTACATAAGCACCTTCAAATTGCTCGTCTTTATCCGACTTCTTTCGTGGCGGAATGATCGTGTTACGCTGCAACAAGTAATTGTAAATGATGGAATCCCACATGCGAACCTGTGTAAACACATCACCATAGTTTGTTCTTGAAGAGTATGCAAGACCGAGCGCAAGTTCGATCAGGCGCAACTTATTCTCAAGCCCAACAACAAGATCAACATCACGAACATTATACTCCACGAATCGCTGAAAGTCACGACGATATAAGTCTGTGATTGTGCCGATGTCATCGTAAGCGATCTTATCTTCGCCAAGTTCGGTAGATGCAATGAATCCCAATCGATATGACTCTTGCTTAACGAAAGTGAACTTCTTGTACAATTCAATATAGTCGAGAATAGTTATCCCCGTAAACTCATAGACGGTATATGTTCTATTCTGATCAGTCACT